ATAAATCTTGCCGCAGCAAATACTACCGATATTTTAACAACAATAAGAACTATGGATGATGTAACATTGTCAAGTTATTTATCTCCCGTTTCACCTACTAAAGTATTTGGGGGATTCCCAAACATTGTAGGGACATGTACTGATTCCCTTACTGCTAATTATTTCTCTGTTGATGGAGGAAATGCAGGATATCGCGGATATAAAAAGAATGGTACGGTTTCGATCCCAAAACAAGGATTTACTTCCTCTGACTATGCCACTAAAAACTTAAGAGGGGATAGAGTTAGACAAGAAGACTGTTTTACATTTTTTTCAAATGGAATGATGGCAGATAAAAATTGGGAACTATCTGCTCTAGATGCATCAAATACATTTGTTGGTAAATGCGGTATGATGGGAAATACTTATTTTGATTCTTATTTAAAATCAGATAGTATTTATAATTTATCTAGTCAATCAGATAAAGCAGATCTACTTAATGCAGCAGCAACACATTATCAACTTCTCATAGCTTCTAAACAGTCTTTATATTTAGTTGGCCCTATTTTGGCTTACTTAAAATATTTAAGACCGTCTGACAATAATGGAACTTAATTAAAGTCTCAAAAAAATTATTCTAAAAATATATTATAGGAAAGATAGATACTTATAGCTATGAAACAAATACTAAATGAATGTTTACAGTCCCTACAGATATGCCTTATTACCCCCGAAGGTAATAAGATGTACCGTTTGGAACCCCAACAAAGTGTGGTAGTCCCCGCCTCTTTTTTGAGTAAAATGGTTAAAAACCTTCAAAGACGGCGTATGATTAAAGTTTCCGATTATAAATAAGGATTTTAACTTATGGCTAATATTGTATCACCCGGAGTTTATGTAATAGAAAAAGATATTAGTGAATACTCCCCAACAGTAGATTCATCTATTGTTGGATTAGTAGGATTTGCATCTAAAGGCCCTACAAACGAGGCCACTTTAATTACCTCCCCCCAACAATTAATTAATACTTTCGGCAAGCCTAGTGAAAGTATTCCGGGCCAAGCACTAGAGGGTGCCTTAGAAATATTGGAAGCTACCAATAAGGTTTACTTTGTTCGCGGAGTAACTAGCACAGCTACTGATGCTTCTTGCCTAGTTCCACTAGGGGCTTGCCCAGCAATAAAGTTCACGGGTAGCGGTCTTGGTGTTTCAGCCAACATTTATTTAAAAGTAAATGTTAGTGATAGCGCGGGTGTAAATCAGTATGCTGTTACCAAAGAGTTCTCAATCCCCTCAGGCACTGTTGGATCAACTGCATCAGGTGGTCAAGGACTCGCACTAAGAACCATAATTGGTGGTAGCTTAGATACCGATCCAGTTGGAGCTTTCTACGAATCAAATGGTACAGCATCAGGGTACATTGTAGGATCTTGGGCGGGTTCTGGTGCAGCCCTTAGCGTAACTGCTTATGATAATGCCTCATTCACTAACGGGGTAAATGTTCTTGCGGCAGTTAATGTTTCAGGTGGATTATCTGCTCTAGCATCTTCTGTTCATGTCATAGGAACTTCATTTACCACAACTGGTGCGAACTCTGTCGGGTACTTAGTAAACACATTGTATCCCGGAACAGGCTACAATTTAAGCACAGATTCCAATGGCAATACCATAGGAAACTCTTTCGAAATCAATAGCTTGGGTGGAGAAAAATTTGTAGCCCAGCTTAATGAAGATGGTGCAGCCCTCGAAACATTCAAGGCTGATATGGTAAATCAGTATTCTTTCATAGAAGAAGTAATCAATACTGGAACCACCGAAACTACTTCGGAAGTAATACAAGGATTCTTTGTTTCAGGTGCTAGCAGATCTGACTTTGCTGCAACTTACTTAGGTGATTTTACTGATCCTCTGAGCGATCTAGGGGTAACAGGAATCATTGGAACAGGACAGGGTGGTACGGTCACAGCTACAACAAGAATGTTCGTCAAGCCAATTGAAGGCACTTATAGTTTAGCGGGTGGAACTAATGGTACTTCAACTGATGATGATACCAACGCATTGGCTTTAATTGGCGATCCAAGCCAAACACCCAAGACTGGAATCTATGCTCTTGATGATGATACTCTCAACATTTCAATAGCATTAACTCCCGGACTAAACAATCAAAGCTTGCAAAATTCTTTGATTACCTTGGCAGAGCAAACACAAAACTTCATAGCTCTTGTTTCTCCTCCTTACGCATCAGTTGATTCAGTTCAAGAAGCTATTGACTGGACGAACGGAAGAAGCGAAACCAGAACTGCATCAATAAATAGCAGCTACGCTGCCGTGTTCTGGCCTTGGGTTAAAGTTTTCAGCGTGTTTGATAGTGTCAATCGTTGGTATGATCCAACGATATTTGCTGCACGCCAAATGTGCTATACAGATTCAATCGCTGATCCTTGGTTTGCTCCTGCTGGATTCCGTAGAGGTAGGTTAACCAAGCCAATAGATGTCGATGTGGTTCTCAATCAGGGAGACAGAGATTCCCTCTACAGTGGAGGAAATGTTGTAAACCCAATAGTCGAGTTCCCACAAAGAGGTATCACAATCTTTGGACAAAGAACTGCTCAACGCGCACCAACTGCACTCGACAGAATCAATGTTCGTAGATTGATGATTTACTTACGCAAGGTTTTACTTGCAAGTACTCAAACCTTCGTGTTCGAACCAAACGATCCAATCACATGGGAGAACATTGTCGGTATAGTTGATCCAATCCTCGATGATATTCGCAGAAGAAGAGGTATCACCGAGTACAAGGTTGTTTGCGATGAAACAACTAACACTCCTGTTAGAATTGATCGTAACGAACTCTGGTGTAAGATTCTACTCAAACCTACGAAGACCGCAGAGATTATCGTCTTCGAAATCAATGTTACCAATCAATCAGCCAAGCTAGGAAGCTGAAAGGTATAAACCATGCCCTATAATCCCTTATTCATAAATTCACAAAACCGTGGCCTAAGAGGTAAAAGCCTTCCCATGGTGTCTCAGGATCTCGACTCGATAAGAGCATATCAATGGGAAATCACTTTTTACAATGTTCCCGTTGATGCAGCAAATGGGGTTGACAGACCTTTAACCTTGGCTGCTAAATCAGTAAGCCAAACAGGATATACTGTAGAAGATATCGAAGTCCATCGTGTAAACGATAAAGTTTTCTACCCCGGCAAAGCCAGCCCAGAAGAGTTAACTGTGCAATTTGATAATTTGTACAAAACTAAAATGGGTTCTTTGTTATATGATTGGATTCAAAGCATATATAACCCAGTTACGGGTGAATTTACTCAAGGTAGAGGTGTTACTGCTGGCGGTGTCGCTGGAAACTTTAAAGTAACCGCAGACATAGTTCAGTTGGATAATAAGGGCAAGCCAATGTCATTTACTAGACTATATGGTTTGTACCCCAAGTCTTGGAAGCAGGCTGAATTTAACTATTCAACCAATGAATTCCATACAATCGAAGTATCTTTCCGCTACGATTTCATTGTTCAAAACGCCAACACAAATACTTGATCTATAATTAGATGGAGAAACGGCCCATCCAGTTCAGGCTGGGTGGGTCTTTTAATATATGAATTATTTTGAGGAACTCCTAAATAGCTATCAATTAATAAAAAAACGCAAGTTCAGCGTCAGCTTAGTTGTAGAGCAAGCTGATCAATTTGGAAATATTGCTGCCGCACTAAGTGTAATTGATACTATTCCTATCCCTAAAAAAGGGGCTTCAGAAACTCGCCCTGTCCCTACTAATCCTAATATAGTTGCATACAATACTGTAAGAGGTGGAGGGTTAAGACATACTCAAGGGCAAGGATTTCCCGGATCAACCAGTTACGACAGATCCGAAATTGCTAGAAGCCAGATAGAAAAGTTAATGTCTGGTAATCCAGAGGTAGCGCAAGCCTTGGATTCCTTTATCGGAGGTCAGGCAGCTCCACAAGAACCTGAAGCAGCTCCTGCACAAGCGGAAACCCCTATTCCAACAGAGGATCCTATGCAGGCTCAAGTTCCATTAAAGACATCTCAAAATCCTGAGGTAATGGCTCAATTAGAGCTTGCAAAAAATAATTTAGAAAAATTGAAAGGAGATAAAGAGACTGGCTCATTCATTTCAAAATCTACATCTTTTTGGGATCAAGCGTTTAAAAGATTTTATCAAACAAATATTTATAGCGGATCGTTTGCATCAAAACTAGATGATGCAAAAGTAATGTATAGAACTGGAGGGGGTAAATTGGTCCAAGGCGAGTTGCCCCCAGAACTTGCAGCTAAAGGAACTGCAACATTAAACAAATTTTTAGAGACAGCAATTAAGTTGCATCGGAACACATTAACCCGAGAAGACGCATTAGAGATAAGAAAGTTTATTTCTCTTTCAAAGACTGGAAAAGGAATAATGCTGAAGTTTGAAGAAGGCTCAGATGATGGTTTGATTATCAACTGGGATACCGATGATTCTTTGTACGCTGTTTTAGTTTCTACATACAGAGAGAAGTTAGAGAAAAAGGCTAACTTCGAGAAAGAACTCGGTACGATAGATGAACTTGATCTTCCTGAAGAAAATCTTTCTGGTGGTGGAAAAAACTTTAATAATCTTCGCGGAACTGTTAGCGAATCTTTCCAAGCAATCACCACCATTTTGATGCGTGGTATTGTTGCGTCACAAATATGTGCAGAGATTCCTGCCCCAAAGAAAGCAACCAACAAGAGTTGCAAGGATGCTAATGCAAATAAGATACAGGCATTGACCATGTTAAAACAACTCTATTTGGATAACAGAGAAAACTTGATTCAAGCTTTTGAAGTTACAGATAGATTCTTGCATGAAGAGGTGCCCGGAACAAAAGCTACACAACAATTGTCCGATGAGTTGCAAGCCATGTTAGATTTCGTTAAGGAAGAATTCCCCAAAAAACTTATGGAGGGTGCAGCTACTCCTGAGGACAAAGCCAAGTATGCAGCAGTTGCAGATAAAATATTCTTTAGCATTGTAAAGAAATTGTCTGTGTTAGACGCGAAAACTGTTTTACATAGATCCCCCTTGTTTGTTGGTGAAACAGGCCAGTCTGAAGCAAACTCAAAGAAGACTGATATTACTGAAGTCTACGAATCTAAGGCTGCTGCCGTCAATGGGTTGCTGCGGATGGGTTATAGCCCTGAGGAAGCAAAAAAATTAGTTGTTCCTTTCAATCAGGTAGTCGCCATGTATGGTGGCGAGATGGAATATTCTAGGATCACAAAGACCCCTTTAAACAAAGTAAAATCCCTTCTTGACGGAAAAACTCACTCGGTATTAAATGGAATCAAGACTTATATCGAGGAAGACCCTAAAGGTGTTGCATTAGGTAGTGGATCCTATGGCGAAGCTTTAAATAAAATTGCAGATCCAACAAATGCATCAATAACCACATTTGCCAAACGGCTGGGGATAGATCCAAAAAAACTATCCGATGCACAAAAGGAATTTTCAGAACCTTTCCAATTCTTGCAAGGTCTTAAGAACCCACAAAACTTTGCAGCAAAAGATAGAAAGTCTTTGATTAACACACTAAAAGATTATTTAGCATCTAAAGGATTAGCTAATAGCTATCAAGGGCTTTCAAGTAAATCTGAGTCCGAAATAGGAAAAACATTAACTCAAATACAAACTAATATTTTGTTTGATAAATTTGATGATCTAGTAAAGAAGGATAGTGATTCTGCAAATACCATAATGTCCATGATTATCATGTCCGCTGCTGCTGCTGATATTAATCAGCAAACTGAGGCTAGATATCTAACATCACAAACTACTTATAGCTTTAATCATAATGATGCAGTTGAAAGTGCGCTGAGAGAAGTTAAAAATGGAACTGCAAAATTCCAAAGATCAGCAGGGCAAACTATAAAAATTGTAGATGATACTGGAGAAGTATTACTTCAGTATAATGTTGCTACTGAAAACAATGTTGTTAAAGGATCTGTGCATTTACCCTTGAAACAAATGAAAAGATTGGCTAAGACTCCAATTTACAAGAGACAAAAATCTACTAATGATAGTACTGAAATTTTAATTACATTACTATCTCAACAAAAACAACTAATAGAATCTTTACTAACTAAGTATCAATAAACATAAGAAATCCAAAATATAGCTTCTTGAGGATATAGATTTAGTAACTCTTTTAGTTTTATTATTAAGTATTCGTTTTTTAATGAAATATAATAGCTTAAATTATTTAAAAAAGGTGCATAGAATTTCTTGTAAGGAATGATACACAAGATATCTTTCCTGTCTTGTTGGAAGATGACCATTGGAATTTTAGCACACTTCTTAGCATCCCGATCTGCTTGTTGTAAAGCTTCTGTAATCAGGGATTTTTTGCTGAAGGTTGATCCTATATTTTCGTTATTGTACCCTTTCTTGCACTCAAGTACAAAACAAAAGTTTTGTGGGGTGATGAGATCGCCATAAATCTGAAGATGCTTGGGTAAGCTGTGTGTCGTGGCGAATGCCCCCGACCCCGGTGTGGGCGCGAACTGATCCGTCCCAAAGTGTTCATTAAACATTTGAGCCACCTTGCGTTGGAAGGTGTTTCCCTTGTTCTTGCTGTTTAACCGCTTCTTCTTGTTTTTAACTAATTTGCTTAAATCGTATTCGTCTTGCATAATTTCATTCCGCTCCAATACTATTATAGGGCATGGAGGTCGCCATTTTATGGAGACGAAAAACATAACCGACATCAAACTTACTGTTCCCTTAGCCAAAAAGTTTGAGTCTTCCAAAAACTTAAAAGTATCTTTTACTAATTCTAGGGCTAAGATAGAATTCAAGGAAAAAGGTCACAAGGCAGGACGCATGAAAGTAACATTAAAGTTTAACAAGGACGAGGCTGAAGGTTTTACTAATTTCTGTAAACTGGCGAAGCCAGAGAATTTATCGCAAGACGATTTTGTTAAGTTCTTGTTTTACAAGGGAGTTGAAGCCCTACAGCACGATTTCGCTCAACGAATTGAACAGTTCCGACAGGAAAATCCAGAAGAGTTTGCTCGCATAAGATCAGAAATGGAGAGCAAGCAAGAACAATCCGAAGGCTCCGTTACTATTGCAGAAGATAAGCCGTGATCGAAATAATCGAAGTAAAAAACCAAAATCATCTTTACAAGTCAATAAGAACCCTTCAAAAAGAAAAGAAAGACTTTTCAGTTTTTTATTATTCTGACTGGGATACTCGAAGTTCCTTTATTCTCAAATCAATCCTAAAGCAAAATAAAACTTTACAAGCAGAAGCTAAGATTGGACTTAACTTAACTGAAAATCCATACCCAGTGCTGCTTGTAGATTCTTTCGAAACTCCTGAGCTTTTCTCTGCTTGGGAAAAGACTCTCCCTTGCACCTCGGTTCCAACCTGTTACTTTTATATAAGTGACAGAAAGCTAAGGGAGTATAAAATCTATCAGGAGGTTCTGCCCTCAAGAATTCTTGAAGGGTTGAATATTTTCGAGTGAATCTTTGCGGATCTCAAAAAGGTCCGCAATTTTTTTATCGTACTTTTTCCCCTTGGAATAAACTAATCTTAAGTTATTCAGGATAACTGTTGTAAAATAGTTAAATGCGCTACCGTGGGTAGGATCGAAGTTCCTAAGTTTTTTAATTACTAATAGGAAACATTCCTGTTTGGCATCATCAGGATCCACATCAAACTTAAACGATTCAAGTATAGTTGATATTAAAATATCAAATAAAGCGAACAATTCTTCTTCGTGGGGATTTGGCTTGGGTTTTTTAAGCTTCTTGTTTTTCTTATCGTGTTTGAGGTATAATACGATTAACTCCTCAAACCGCTTGTTGTCCAAATAAAATTTACTCATAACCTATTATAGGTACACAAAATATGGCTGACCTGCTCGATCTTTACAAGAATAGAAAAAACTGCACAAATCCGAGCTGTGCTGGCTGCTCTATTCTAGAGAAGCCTAAACCCATCCATGCCTACATGGATTACGAGGAGCTAGTCCAATCTGATGTTTTGTTCCTTTTGGACTCGGTTCGTTGGGATGGGTATCATGTTGGCAGCATGACGGACAACGAGACGGCTGTATTTAAGTCCTATGTAAAGCCAATAGTTAAAAACTTTACTGTGGCGGCATCGGTTAAATGCCCAGATGTTAAGGAGGATGATATGTCCCCCACTAACATGGAAACCTGTCGCAAGCACCTAGACGCTACCATAGACAAGTGCAAGCCTAAGTTAATTTTCACCTGTGGCAACCTTGCCATGAAGATGCTGATTAAGAAGTCTGGCATTACCAACAAGAGGGGTAAGACCTTTGAGTACAAAGGGATTCCGGTAATTCCGATCTTGCACCCAGCATCAGTCGCCATAGAGCCAAAGCTTGTAGCATTGTTCCAGCAGGACATTCGCAACGGGTACAACAAGTATATCCTCAAGAAGGATCAAGACTTAGTTGTGCCATATACGCTAATTATGTCGCTAGAACAGCTAGAAAATCTGTCATTTCTAGAAGGACAGACTGACAACATTGCTGTCGATATTGAAACTACAGGGTTAGATTTCAAGCAGGACTCCATCATGACCATTGCCATTTCTTATAAGTGCGATGGTGAGATCTGCCAAGCTATTATCCCTTACATCCACAAGGAGTCCCCGTTTTCCGAAGAAGACCGCAAGCAAGTGGCTATTATGTTGAATAGGATCTTCAACAACCCCAACAACAAGAAGATCCTGCAAAACGCCAAGTTCGACCTGAAGTTCCTCTACGGGCAAGGTATCACATTCACAAATGTATGGGATACCAAGCTCATGTCGCACTTCATCCGCGAGGACGCACCCAAGTCCTTGATGGATCTGGTCAAACAATACTTCCCTGAATATCTGAAAGAGTTCTGATGCTTACTGTAAAAGACCCCAAGAAGCAGAATTGGGCAGAGATGTCTCTTGCCGATCTTGCTGAAGGCAATGCTCAGGATGCATTCTTTACTTGGAAGATCTTCCACCTATTGGAAGACCAGTTAAAGGATCTTCAACTACATCACCTGTACAATAGTCTGATTGCTCCCATGACTCCAGTTTTTGCCGAGATAGAGTACAATGGGCTGCAAGTTGACATGGAGACATTGGTTAGTTTGAATACTGACTTAGATGCCAAGATTGCCGAGAAAACTAATCAAATCCACTCTATGATGGAAGTACCCGCCGAATCCAACATGAACTCCTCGGCGGACTTGATCGACATCTTGTTTACGAACGATCAAGGTTTCAACCTGTATCCCCCGGTCAATACCGCCAAGGGCAAGCCATCGGTCAACGCCGAGTGCATTGAAATCCTCTTGGAGCAAATAGAAGAAGAGCTAGAATCAAGATGAGCAAGATTGATCCAATCGCTATTAGTAAGAGTGTAATCGGGGATGCTCCTACTGATAAGCTTGAACGGGCACGCGAATTCCTTAATAGCCTACAGGAACTTCGTGGCCTAGAGAAGTTGCAGTCTACCTACATTGACGGAGTGGGGAAAGCCGTCGAGTACAACAAGCACAATAAGGTATACTACGACTTCCGATTTGATGGCACGGTGACAGGCCGCTTGTCCTGCGCCGCATATTCCGCTCGTGAGAATATGGGTGTGTCGTTCCACACTTTGCCTCGGACCAAGGATCCGAATATCCGCAGTTTGTTCGTCGCTCCCAAGGATCATTATTTCATCGCTGCTGACTATTCAGCCATGGAACTTAGGATCTTAGCTCACGCTTGCAAGGACAAGAATCTGATCAATGCATTTTTCTCTGGGCAAGACTTGCACAAGTATACCGCCTCGTTGATTTGGAAGAAGCCGATTGATCAGATTACACCAGAAGAACGCCAGATCGCCAAGTCGGTTTCGTTCTTGATCGTATATGGCGGCAGCGAGTTCAAACTAAGCAAGACTGTCAATATTGAAATAGACGAAGCCAAGAAGATTATTGACACCTACGCTTCTGTTTATCCTAGTGTGTTTACATGGATGAACGATGTCAAAGAGTTTATCAACAAGAACAAGTACGCCAAGAGTATCTTTGGCCGCAGGCGTAACTTGGACAACATCAAGTCTCCAATCCCCAAGATCCGCTCACGGTGTGAACGCCAAGGGGTAAACTTTATCATCCAAAGTTCTGCTTCGGAGATCACTACCTTTGCCCTATTGGATATGGCAATGGAGTTTAAGAAGCAGGGGATGGCATCAAGAGTAGTCGCCAGCGTCCACGACTCCATTGAAGTAATTAGCCCAAAGGATGAGGTAGACGAAGCTTTGATGATCTTAAACCACAAGATGACCCAATATCCTTATCTTAGAGAAACCATGGGGTTTAACTGTGTAGTACCTCTGGCAATTGAAGTAGAGGTAGGGAATTCTTTTGGTGGGGGTGTAGATGTGAAGTTCAATAAGAGCGGCGGTGTTTCTAATCTAAGAGAGGTCAAAAATGCAATTGGACAATCCTAATAGACTTTACTTTCTAAATGACGGCATCGGATTCGTATCTGTTGTAGACAGAATGAAGACTGATGTAGCCCTGAAAGTAATTAACTCAGCAAGAATATCTTATTCTAAGACTAAGTTTGAGGTGGATGACAAAGATCTCAAGTTAATCAACTTCTTGTTGTCCAACTCGCATACCTCTCCGTTCAGGCATAGCTACTACACATTCCATGTAAAGATTCCTTTGTTTACCCTGCGACAGTGGGTCAAGTATCAAGTGGGTAGTACTTGGAGGAAATACGAGGTTGATGGTGACCCTGTGTGTGTAGAGATGTTTGACCTCATGTACGACTCAGACAAGGGGTGCAGTTGGAATGAAATTAGTGGGAGGTACGCTCCGTTCAAGCCTGAGTTCTACATCCCCACCATGATGAGAGCCAATCCCCCTCATGGCAACAAGCAAGCGTCAATTGTTTTAGGCCAAGAATTTAATCACTCCGCAGCTAGGACAAAGATGTTTGAAGAATGCGAGGCTGCATACAAGGCATACGAAGAGAGGATAGAATCTGGCATTGCCAAGGAAATCGCTAGGATGATGCTTCCACAAAACATATACACGGAAGCGTACTGGACTGTTAGTTTGCAGGGAATAATCCATTTCTTGGCGCAAAGATTACACGCAGACGCACAGTTTGAAATTAGACGAGCAGCAGAGGCAATCTATACATTAATTTGTCCTGATCTTAACAGAATGGGACTTAACAAGCTCTCTATAATGGGACATGACGATGCTTGATCCTCAACTACTGATCTTTGGCGACTTACATCTTCGGGATGATATTCCGGGTTACCTAGATGCACAATGTGCATTTATCGAGAAAACGGTAAAAGATTTCAATGAGATATGTCCTATTAATTATCCTAAGGTTGTATTTCTAGGGGACATCTTCGATAAAAGAAATCCTAGCATAAAAGTTATGCTTGCATTAAAAGCTCTTCTAAGCAAGCTACATGCTGATGTTTTTATTGTAAGAGGAAATCACGATGCAGTATCCAAGGCTGATGATGGTCTTACTGCATTGTCATTGTTTGAATCGAAGTATGTTAAGGTTTGCACAGATAAACCTATGTCGTTTCCGCTGAAAATAAGTCTTGAACCTGAAGATAGAGGTTTGGGCATTTTAATCCCACACTACGAAAATGAAGAAACTATTAAGAGCCACCTTGCTAGCATTGACGATAAAAGGGCCGTTGTATTTGGGCACTTTGGTTACCATGGGAGTCTTAATAGTGCTGGCGATAATGACTTCCGTATTCCTCTTGAGTGCTTTAATAACCTTACATTTCTTGGACATATTCATCACTACTCAGCAAAAGATAAAGTGGTGGTCGTAGGTACTCCGTACACTACATCATTCCAAGAAGCAGGGAAGCCAAACTATGTTATTCACTACAAGTTTAAA